GTAGTTGGGAAGCTCAAGAAATGGTGCAGAGAAAACAATCTTCGATACAGTTCTGTTCAGTATCTAGTCTCTGGCAAAGTCTACCAAGTCCAAGGCTGGTCCCGCCCCCTTACCGAGCTGAAGTCAGCTTATTACAAAATCCAACATCCAGACAATAGTATTTCAGAAACCAATAACCTTGCAGAGTTTTGTAGGCAAAATAATTTGGACGGAGGCGCCATGGCTTTAGTTGTTCAAGGCAAACTCAAACAGCATAAAGGATTTAAGGTTTTAGAATCTTATGTTCCGCCTAATAAATCTCGGCGTAAGAATGTTAATTAACATGAGTCGTCGAGGCTTAAGAAATTGGGTATGGTTTAGCCGATATCGAACCGCAGTATTGGCCCCATGTTATATTTGTGGTTGGTTGCTCTCTTTTGATGAAGCCACATTGGATCATGTTGTGCCTAAATCCCTTGGGGGAAAAAACGAATTAAATAATTTAGAAATTTGTTGTGCGAAATGTAATCATAAAAAAGCTGACAGGCTTTTAAAAAATAACGGTTGACATTCCCTCTCTTTTAAATTATATTTCTATTGCACAACATATATATTAATAAAATAAAAATAGCGTGATATCACAATGGAGGGTGACCATAAGGTGAACGACGATTCGTCGCTAAAAAATAACTACTTCCCTGAAATTTCTATTGAAGACTGGAGCGATTGGAAGTGGCAATATCGTAATAGAATCAAGACAGTCTCAGGACTGTCTAAATTTTTACCTGTAGACTCTGAATTGTTTAAACGTAGCAACCATGAGCTTCACATGGCTATTACTCCTTATTACCTTAGTCTTATTGATAAGAAAAATTATCACGATGATCCAATTTACAAACAGGCAGTACCATCATTAGAAGAATTTAATGATGCAGGGTTAATCGATCCTCTTCATGAATCTGAGCAGTCTCCAGTAGACGGCATCGTTCATCGCTATCCAGATCGTTGTTTGTTTATTAGTACATCTTGGTGTGCGATGTACTGTAGATTTTGTACGCGAAAAATTCAATGGGAACACGGCGAGATGCCTAAGTCTCGTCGTCAATTAGAGGCGATGCTGGACTACATTCGTAAGACACCAGCAATTAGAGATGTTATTCTATCTGGTGGAGATCCATTATCTCTTCCAATGGATACCTTGGAATTTATTCTATCTTCTCTTCGGAGCATTTCTCATGTTGAGATTATTCGAATCGGAACGCGTTTTCCAGTAGTATTGCCCCAAAGAATAACAGAAGATTTAACAAACATATTAAAAAAATATAGACCATTATATATCAATACTCATTTTAATCATGTAAATGAAATTACAATAGAATCTTCAGCTGCATGTGATAAATTACTTTGTGTTGGTATCCCCGTAAATAATCAATCTGTACTTTTACGTGGAGTTAATAATACCACTCAGGACATGCTAAACCTTTGTCATGGTTTATTGAAAATTGGAGTTCGGCCCTATTATTTGTTTGCTTGTGATGCTGTCAAAGGGGCTGAGCATTTTAGAACTACAATAGAAACGGGTATAAATATTATTGCTGGTATGCGTGGTTTTACTTCTGGTTTAGCTATTCCTCAATTTGTAGTTGACACAGAGGGGGGTGGAAAGGTTCCAGTAAATCCACATTACGTTGCTCGTAATGAAAATAATGAAATTGTATTGTATAACTATGAAGGTAAAGCTTTTAAATATAAAAATCCAGAAAAAAACAATAATTGACTTTTCTAGTTCTCTGTCTTATATTTCGATAGGAGAATAAAAATGAAAGATATTAACGTGGTGTTGTCGTGGTCAGAATTGTCTGTTGCCGCAGATGTTGGAAAATATAGACACATTCGCTCTCTTCAAAAAAATCTAAAAGATAAACATGGTTTTAACGGCGATGATGGATGGACAATTCATGTTGAAGGTGCGGCAGGAGAGATGGCTTTTGCTAAAGCAATGAATGTCTATTGGAGTATGGCCTGTGACGTGTTTAAAGCCCCCGACATTGGTGGTAACGTACAGATTAGAACTAGGAGTAAGGATGACTATGAACTCATTGTACGACCCGGTGACAGCGATACAGACGCTTTTGTATTGATGACTGGGAAAGCTCCACATTTTTGTATTAAGGGTTGGGTTACTGGGAAAGAAGCAAAGCAAAAAGAATGGAGCAAGGCTTATGCTAATCGCCCTGCCGCCTTTTTTGTTCCTCAGTCAGCCCTACATGATTTATCTACATTAGTAATCCAATCAGAAGTTGGTGACATTTATAATAGTGTTACTGATAAAAATGCTATCGTAAAGGACGACACTCCTCGGTTTAATCTATAATGTATGTAGAAATATCTCCTAGACAAACTGGTAAAACTACTAGACTTATAGCGGCTATTAAGGCTCATTTAGCAGCTCATCCGTCAAATGAAGCTATACTGTATGCCGTTAATTATAATTATATTTATAATTCTATGCCTCTTGTGGATCAAGGCCGCATTAATCGTTTCAGTCGCTGTAGCTATGCCGGTCGCAATAAAATTAAACTATTTGTAGATGAATTCGATTACTTATTATCAATGGAAGATTTTAATGAAATTCGTTGTAGATATAATTTAAATAATTCATATTGGAGCACAACACCAAGGTTTATAAGGAATTCAATTAAGAAAGACGATGATGTTTTATTATCTATCTTATTTCTTAATGGAGGAAAGTGGTTTAGTATGAATAAGGCTAACGTTAGACATGTTTGGAGGAATCGTTTTTATCTTAAAACTATTTCAAAAGAAGTTATGAAAATAGAATATTTTGGTTACTGGTTTCCGCCGGGAATGCTTCCGGTGTTATCTAAAGATGTTTATAGTCCAGCCGGATTTATAGAACATTTTATTCCACCTAAATGGCTTGACTTTTGACTATTAATATTTTATATTATTAATGAAAGAGAAATGAAATGAATATAGTAAATAGTTCACTCCTGTTATCGTTGTCTAGTCTTCCTAGCGCCCGAGGGGTGTTCTAAGTCTATCTCCCTTTAGACTTTTGACAAGCCCCTCGGAAATCGGGGGGCTTTTGGTTTTTTATGCGGATATGGTGGAACTTGGTAGACACAGAAGTCTTAAAAATTTCTGGCCCATGGCCGTCCCAGTTCAAATCTGGGTATCCGCACCAAATGCGGTGGTGATGTAATTGGTAGCCATGTCAGCCTTAGAAGCTGATGGAAGAAATTCCGTATCGGTTCGAGTCCGATTCACCGCACCAAAAAGGGGATACTGGACGAAGATTAAATATGGTAAATTATAATGGGCCGGTGATGCAATTCGGTAGACATCAATCTCTCAAAAAGATTGTTTTAAGGTTTCGAACACCTTCCGGCCTACCAAAATAATGGAGGGTGGGGCCACTTGTCTAGTGGACACCGCCTTGAAAGCGGTTGAGACTTTAGGGTTTTCGGTTGAATTCCGACACCCTCCTCCAAATGGAAGATTGGCCGAGTGATTTAAGGCTCCGGTTTGCTAAACCGGCGAGTCGAAAGGCTCCAAAGGTTTGAATCCTTTATCTTCCGCCAAACGGAGAGTGAATCGGTCGGGGACCGAACACGCTCGGAAAGCGTTGTGTATCCGCAAGGATATAGGAATCGTGCTCTTCGCTCTCCGCCAATTTATGGGAAGTGATCTGAACCGTTGTTCAGCATCGTCTCGAAAACGAATGGGACCTTCGGGTTTAGGGTTGAACTCCTTCGCTTCCCGCCAAACAAAAAAGCCCAGGTATAAATACCTGGGCTTTTATTAATATGTTATTGGATTTTATTTCTTGTTATACAATTTCAAATTTGATCTTTTATTAAATTTACTTATTGATAAATCTGAGCCCTCAATCCATGCAAAAAACTCGGCTCTAGATAATGGTACAGCTTCTCCTGTTGCATAATTTTCTATATATATACCAGCTGGGGTATATGATCCCCGCACATATTCTTTAATAAGATTTTTTTGTGCACTAGTTATGTTTCCATCTAATCTTATGGCCATTCCGCTACCAGGAAAAACATGTATCTCAATGGCATTCTTTCCTTTAACTCCTAAAGCCTCTTTAGTACTACGATGTTTACCATTTAAAGTTGGAACAAAAGAACCATTTTCTAAAACTATTAAATGTTGTCCTTTATATTCTTCTATATTGTTAGCTGGTTCTATTTTTAAAGCTTGAGCTATAAAAAGACGCATAGATAGTCTCCCAATCAGGCTATAATTATTAATAGCTTGACTTGAACCCTAATGAGTATTATATTATTATATGTTACATAAGTTTGAATGTTTATTAGTTAAACTTAAATTATATGATTTTTGGTGGAGCCTACAGAGGCGGTGGTGGCAAACACATGTTATCAAAAATAAGACTCTTATTCCATGTGGATCATATTGTTATTGTTATTTAGATGACTTGATTCCAAACAAATATAAGCTAATTACAAAAAAGAGGTGGAAAGCTTGTCCCTATCTTAGAAATAAAATTAATGCTCCTGATCAAAATTACGGTTATTGTATTTATTTAGATTTGGGAGATTTTGACGACACTCCTTATATTTCTTTATTGTGGGATCAATGTAAAGAATGTGGAATAAACAATGATCTTGACTTTTAAATGTATTTATATTATATTTATATAGAGGGTAATATGAAGAATGCAGCAGAAACTTGGAAAAAGCTATGGAACGTTAATTATAATATTAACTTTAAAGGTTTGAATACGTTTGGTAGAATTGTCTTTTTTCCTGTTTTTATTGCTGGTGCTTTTTGTATTGTTTTAGAATATCCTGTATTTTTATTTCAAGGGCTATGCGAAAATTGGAGAAGATTATGGTAGAAATGAAAGAAATCCCTATTTCCGAGTGGCCCGAAGAAGATCGAGAACAAGTTCTAAATCTTTTACAGTGGTCAGCAAATAGATGTGTTCAAGCGGCCAAAGAGGCTATGGAACAATCAGATATTAAATTTACAGAAGAAGAATTAGAGGAAATGGGTAAAATAGATGTCTAAGATAGGATTATTTAAAACAGCCATATATCCATTGCCCGTTATTATATCTGATAGTAAATCATCTATAGATGGGCTTTGGGCGAAGATTAAAAATACACCAGATTACAAACGTTTAATCCAGCATCCAAATAAATATAAGTTTAATCAATTAGATATGTTGGTTAATAGAACTTTATTCTTTGCTGTGATATTAGCTGATAGTTTAATCTTATTGAGACGGGACTATGTTGAATGGAAGGCGGCTGGTAGTAAGGACCTAGACAAACAACGCCTCATGGAAATAGATTTAAATAAGTTGAATAGCCTTTCTAAGGCTGGGGGATTATTTGGAGTTGGTATGGAAAAGCCAGAAATTTCAGATATAGCTTCAGAAGTTGCTAGTCGAATCTCGTATTGGAAAGACTATAGATATATTCATGAATTACTATCTCAATTTTATAGAGATACTTTTGGAGGAACTATGTCTTAGAATTCTTCGGTTGGTCCTCGCGCACCTCCTTATTAAATTAGTGTAAAAACATCTATCACGCTAATATAATTGGAGGACACAATGGATACGTTCAAAACTGAATTTAAAAAACTTGCACACGAAAAGAAATTAACCCGCTACGACATGGCATTATATTGTTTGTCAAAGGCGATTCTGAAAGATAATAGTTACGAAAGAGCGAGTATCTTTCTTAATAAAAGTTTCACCCCTGTTACTAAATCCATAAAATTAAAAAATGGAGCACGTCCCTGGTTTTCATTGTGGGACGCTCTTCATTCTCTAGATAAGGCCCTCTTAACTATAAGAAAGCAATCAGAATTATTTAATTATAATTTCTCTGGTCCTTGGGCTGAAAACATCAAATTGTTAACTAGTACAATGACAGAAGATGATTTAGTTAAGATATCATCTTTATTAATTCAGTTTAAATCTACTTATGGTGAGATTAGATTCTATGAGAAAGTTGAGGTGGTATCATGAGCCTCAAATCTCTCAGAGAGGTACAGAGACTTATAGAATTGGTCATAGCACATGTCTGGTAAATCTGAAGATGAACAAGATGTCATCAGAGATAATATGGGTTTTCTCTTTCGTGATATGACAGATGAAGAGAATAAGATTGTAGAAGAGCTATCAGCTAATCTGTATAGGCTGGAAGATGTGTTGGGAGGAAGTCATGAGTGATACTCCTTATACTTACATCATAGTCCGTAAAGACATCTCTCCAGAGCAACAGACAGTACAAGCTTGTCATGCTGCATTGGAGGTTGGGTTTAGATTTGAGAAACCAGAAAAAACATCTTTCTTGATTTTATTGGAGGTGGT